TATCAGATTTACAAATAGATAACGGTGGAGAAGTTAAATACTCAATTAAGGTAGATAAACAAGATGCTCAAGATAGAATATACATGCACGTTTCAGGATATAACGGGACTACTTCAGTCTTTTCAGGCACTGATATCCTGTCTGAATCTGGAGTATCAACAGGCTACCAATCTTACAACGGTTCTTTCGATTTCAGTGGTGTTTTAAATAAAATTATTGTTGAGGTTGGTGGTAGAGATATAAACATGGCTGTTGGTCCAATGTTTGATGATGTCACTGTCAATGTTTTCTATAATGTAATTAATACCATTGTTACGCAGCATATAACCACTATTGAAGAAATTTATTATTTAAATATTTTTGATCCTATTGAATTAGATTTTGTTGAAGAAGTTTTTGAATACAACGATGTTAGTATGGAAGATGGAGAAATATCTTTTACTCCGATTGAACCTGAGGTTGAAGAAATTTCTTTTGCAAGTGTCGAATTAGAAATAGCTGAAATAGAAATTAATTTACCTGATCCTGAACCTGAAATTATTGAAGTTGAAACAGAGGTAGAGATGGAAATTGAAATGGAAATGGAGGAAGTCTTAGTTGTTGAGGCTGAACCTGAGGAAGAAATCACCGAAGAATCTCAAGAAGAATCACAGGAACCAGAACAAGAACAACCGCAAACAGCACAAAAAGAAGAAGATTCAGAAGAAACGGTAGAAGAAGAGAAATCATCGGAACCTAAGGTATCAAAGAAAGAAAAAGCCGCCACCAAAATTGTAAAAAAAATTGATGATAAGGCAAGGTATGATGACGCTGCTCAGACTAAAACCCTAATTGTAATGCAGATACTTGGCAATACGAAAACCTTTTTTGATAGTCAGTCATTTATACAAGATACAAACGTGACAGAGTATTTAAACAAGACAATAGATGATCAGTATGGTATGTTGTTTGACATGGCACAGGAAAATACTATTCAGGAGATGATAAATGCCCAGTATTGAGTACGCAGGAATGAAGGTATCTGGGGGGAAAGTCTTTGCTATTCTTACCTTATTAGGTGCACTTGGTTCAGGTGCTTGGGCAGTCTTTAATTTTTATTCCGACTATCTTTCAATGAAGGAAAAAATTTTGACTTATACCGAACCAGACCTTTCAGGGTTTGATAAGAAAATTGCACTTGTAGAAAGTAATACGAAGGCACAAATGGAGATTGTTTTACAAAAGGTTGAAGGTTTAAAAAGTGAATTAGATATAGTTTTAGAAGAAATAAACCTAATATCACAGGTTAGTAGAGAACTTAAAGATGACCTTAAAACAGATCTACGTAACATGGAAAATGACGTACGTCACATAACTACCATCGTAAATGACGTGGAAGATAGACAAAAAGAGGACACTAGAGAGATACTTGATGAGATTAAACTGATAGAAGAAAACCTTGAATTAAATATTGACAAAGCCTTAAATAACCCTTTAAGTGGAATGAGTGCAACAAAATAAGGAGCTAACTATGTGTAATTGTAAAACAGATGCGGATTGTATATGTCGACTAAGATAGATATTAAAACAGTATTGCCCTATCTAGTATTGTTTGGAACAATAGCAATGACATGGGGCATGTGGTCAGAACGTCTAAACGCAGTAGAGGAAAAGGCAGATAGTGTTGCAAAAATGCAACAAGATATTGCTATTATAAAAGAAAGAATTCTTCAAATGGATGATAAAATTATGTGGATTGAAGAGTTTTTAATTAAAACAGTCGATTTTTGATACCTAAAAAATTATTAAAATTAGTAAAAGAAGATGTAAGACTTTGGTCTAAACACTTTTTAGAAGTGCCAAACGTGCAGTTAAATAACTTACCTGCCTGTCCCTATGCTAAAATGGCTTGGCTACAAAATAAAGTAAATGTACAGCTTAGAGATCCTGATAAGGGATATGTTTCATATCTGCATAAATTAATAAAAACAATAGATTATAATAAAATAGAGCTTTTAATTTATTGTGATCCTTTTTACAAAGAATATAGCATTAATAAATTTCAAAAAATTATAGATAAATTTAATAATAAATATAATCCTCAGGATCATTACTTTATGGGCTTTCACCCCTACAGTCCTCCTAATGATGATGATCATGAATTTTTAACAAATCCTAGTGGTGACAAATCAGAATTACCTGAGTCAAAAATAGAGTATTCAATGATGTTGATACAAAAGTTCTCGAAATTATATAAGGAATCTGATAGATTAAAACGTATGGGTTATTATAAAAAATGGCCTACAGACTACTATCATGAGGTAGTGTCGTCTAGACAAAAACAATATAAAAAGCTTTTTATGTAAGGAGGCTAACATGGTCGGAATGGCAAAAAAGAAAAACGCAAATAAAATGAGTATGATGCGTGGTGGCGGTATGATGCAGAAAATGCGTGGTGGCGGCATGGCAAAAAAGAAGCAAGTGAAGAAAAAGAAAAAAACAAAAAAGAAAAAGTAAAAAATGACCACATCAGGAACAACAACATTTAATTTAGAAATAGATAAGGTCATACAAAGAGCTTATCGAAGAGCAGGAAAATCATTACGCACAGGATATGATTTAGAAGCAGCTCGTGATAATTTAAATTTGTTGTTTTCTGAGTGGGCTAACAGAGGATATAGTTTATGGAAGGTGCAAAATCATACACAAAATTTAACTGCATCTACAAATCAATATACAGCACCATCTAACGCTGATGATATTTTAGAAATGGTTTTTAGACAAACAACAGGTGGTAATCAAACAGATACAACAATGACAAAAATTTCTAGATCTGAATATCAAAATATTCCTAATAAAGAATCTACGGGAACTCCCACACAGTTTTATGTACAAAGAAATTTATCTAATGTGACAATTACAACTTACTTAACACCTGACACAACAGATACACAAATTAATTATTGGTATGTTCAAAGAATAGAGGATGTTGGTAAATACACTAACACACCTGATGCACCTTTTAGATTTTTACCATGCATGGTATCAGGTTTAGCATATTACTTATCTCAAGAAGTAAATCCCGCATTATCTGGTGAATTAGAAAGAAGGTATGAATCTGAATTAGCAAGAGCTATTACTGAAGATTCTCAATCTACCTCTGTAAATATTGTTCCCAAGAATTTTTATCCAGGTGTCTAATGGCTTATGCAGTAGGTAAATATTCAGAAGCCATATGTGATAGGTGTGGTTTTGAAGTAAAATATTTAGAATTAAAAGAGGAATGGAATGGTCTTTTAGTTTGTCAAGAATGTTACGAGCCAAAACATCCACAATTAGAACCTGCTTATTCAAGTGCTGATGCTGAAGCATTAGAGAATCCCAGACCTCAGGTTAGATTAGCTATGACAGTAACAGCGGGAGCACCTAATGATACTTTTTTTAATAGTAACGGGATGTTACCCTCCACACCTAGTAGGCCCTTGATAATGGGATCAAACTTGGGTACAGTGACAGTGGTAATATCATGAATTATTCTGAATTGTTAGATAATGTAAGAAATTATACTGAAGTAACTTCTGATGTATTAAGTAACGCAGTCATAAATGTTTTTATAACAAATACAGAAAATAAAATAGATAGAGCGATTGATGGTGATTATCAGCGTAGATATGCTACTACAACTTTTACAGCAAACAATGCTTTTTTAGATGTGTCGGGGCCTGAAGGTGGTTTTAGATTTGTAAGAGGTTTACAGCTTGTAAAATCTGATGACACTAGAGTTTGGGTAGAACAAGTAGATACAACTTTTATTGATGAATACGCAGTAGAAAGATCAACTACAGATACAAATTTTACAGGAGAGCCTAAATACTGGGCTAACTGGGATGCTACAACACTTATTGTAGCTCCAACTCCTAATACAGCTTATACTGTTGAAATGTGGTACAACGAAATCCCTGAAAGATTAGGTAATGGATCAGGGACCACATCAACATCAACTTTCATATCAAGTAATGCGCCCGAGGTTTTATTGTACGGAACATTGTCAGAAGCATATTCATACTTGAAAAACTTACAAGATATGCAATTATATGAAGCTAAGTTCACATCTGCACTCAAGCTATTCGCTGATGAGCAGATGGGAAGAAAACGCAGGGATGAGTATGTCGATGGTGTATTACGAATTCCTCTTGCATCAATGGACCCTAAGGGAGGTAGTTAAAAATGGCAATAAATCAAGCAGTCTGTGCTTCATTTAAACAACAGTTGCTTCAAGGAGACCATGACATTGATAATGATACTATCAATCTCGCTCTCTATACAAGCTCTGCAACTTTAAACGGAAACACAACAGCCTACTCTGCAACAAATGAGGTAGGTAATTCAGGAACATATGCAGCAGGTGGTGCAACCTTAACCGGTGCTACTGTTGGATTAACAGCAACTAGCGTTACAGCGTCAACAGCATTTGTTGATTTTGCAAACGCAAGTTTTACATCAGCAACAATTTCTGCTCAAGCAGCATTGATCTATAACAGATCATCAAGTGCTACTAATGCAGCTATCGCAGTTCTTGATTTCGGAAGTGTAAAGACATCAACAAACGGTACATTCACAATCGCATTCCCGACCAACGATAAAGACAGTGCTATATTAAGATTATCTTAATATAAGGAGTCATTACCATGGCAGATGCTTGGGGTGAAGGTACATGGGGGCAAGGCTTTTGGGGCCAACAAAGTTCGGTCACAGTATCTGTTACTGGGTTATCGACAACAACAGCTTTAGGAACAGAGTCAGTTGTTGCTGATAGTTTAGTTACATTAGATTCACTTCAATCAACTTTTACTCTTGGCACAGCAGTAGCTGAACAAGAGTCCATATTCTCTTTATCTGGTGTTACATCTCAATTTAATTTAGGCAGTGTAAGTGTTGAAGAGGGAGCAGGAGTCACCCTTGATAGTTTATCTACTTCATTTGGTGTAGGAACTGAGTCTGCATCAGGAACAGTAGATGCAGGTTGGGGAAGATCAACATGGGGATCTTTTGCTTGGAATGAAAACATAACACAAGAGGTCAGCGTCACTGGAGTGACTATGGCCACAACTCTAGGAACTACAACTCAAGAAGTTGGAACTGGTGTCATAGTTTCAGTTACAGGTCTTGAAATGACAGGTGCATTAGGCACTACATCACAAATAGGAGCAGCAGTAGAAACTCTTGATAGCTTATCTGTGGGAGTAGCACTATCGGGAGCAACTGTATCAGGTGAGGGTAGTGTTGCTGTTATAGCACCTTCTGATCAATTAGATTTTGCAATAGGAACACCTGTTATAGATATCTTTACACAGGTAGATCCGACAGCGGTCACCATGACCACCACTTTAGGTAGTCCTACTGTGGAAGCAGATGCCTTGGTTACTCTTGGTAGTTTGACATCTTCATTCGCTTTAGGAACCGAAACTGTTGAGGTAGGAACTGGCATAACTGTAAGTGTTTCTACTGTTGCAATAAGTTTTGCACAGGGCACACCTGATCCTCAAGCAGGAGCACTTGTAAATGTTACAGGTCTTGACATGACTTTATCATTAGGTACTCCTTTATGTACACCTTGGGCAAATGTTGTGACAGGTGCAAGTAATACTTGGACAGAGGTGAGCGCAGCATAAAAAGTGTTGCTTGAATGACAAAAAAAGATATATTTTAGTGAGGTAAAAACATGGCAAGTACATACTCAAGTAATTTTAAACTAGAAAAAATGGCCACTGGCGCAAACGCCAATACATGGGGTACTAATACTAATAACAATTTAGACGTATTAGATGCCTTTGGAGCTGGTTATTTATCAAAATCAGTTGCAGGTTCTGCTAATATTACATTAACCACAGCAAATGCAGATCCAGCAGCCGAGGCATCAAATAGAGTCATTGAGCTTACAGGAGCTTTAACTGGTGCTATTTCAGTATTTATACCCGCAACAGAGAGTCATTATACTTTTTTTAATAATACATCAGGCTCTCATGCATTAAAAATTTCAGCTACAGGTCACGATGCTAATGGAGTTGCAATTACACAAGGTGCTAAAACATCTGTGTATTGTGATGGCTCATCGGACTTTAATGTAGAAATATCTTCGACAACAGATTTGGGATCACAAACAGGAACTTTACCCGCTGTATCTGGTGCAAACTTAACAAACTTAAATGCATCAAACTTAGGATCAGGGACTGTTCCAAACGCTCGTTTAGATGCACAACTTCAAGACGTAGCAGGATTAGCTGTCACTAATGGTGGTTTTATTGTTGGTGATGGTGCAAACTTTGTTTTAGAAACAGGAGCTACAGCTAGAACAAGTATTGGTTTAGGAACATCTGATGATGTTCAATTTAATGATATGCAAGTAGATTCACTTGGTGTTGCAACAGCGGCATCAGGCACAAGTGGTGAGATCAGAGCTACAAATGATATTACTGCTTTTTATTCCTCTGATGTAGCATTAAAAGAAAATATTCACAACATATCTTCGCCTATGGATAAAGTACAAAATCTTAATGGTGTGCTTTTTGATTGGAAACAAGAGTTTATTGATTCTAAAGGTGGAGAAGATGGTTATTTTGTTCGTAAAACAGATGTGGGTGTCATTGCTCAAGATGTAGAAAAAGTTTTACCTGAGGTCGTGGGCACGAGACCTGACGGAGTTAAAGCCGTTAAATATGATAGACTTTGTGCTCTACTAATCGAATGTGTAAAGGATTTACAACTACAAGTTAATGACCTCAAGAAGGGAGAATAAAGTATGACTACACCCTCAGGTCAAATTAGCCTATCACAGGTTAACGAAGAATTAGACGTATCACCTACTTCTACTCAAATTAATATGGGAGCAGCTCCCGTTCGAGCACTCGCTGAGGTGCCTTCAGGTGCGATTGCCATGTCAAATCTACAAGGAAAATCAAATGCACAATTTGTTGTTGCTACTGGTGGCACTATAACCACTTCAGGAGATTTTAAAATTCACACTTTTGATTCATCAGGAACTTTCACAGTTACTCAAGCTGGTAATGCTGCAGGATCAAATACTGTTGACTATCTAGTTATCGCTGGAGGCGGTGGTGGTGGTCAAGGGGGTTCTTTTTTTAGAGGATCACGTGAACCTATTTTTCACGGAGGTGCAGGTGCAGGTGGTGCAGGAGGATATCGTGAAGATTTTCCTAATCCTGCAACAGGCGGTTTGCCTGTTTCTGCTCAAGGCTATCCAATCACAGTTGGTGGTGGTGGGAGTGCCGTAAGTGGTGGACCAAACGAACATCCTGTTAGAAGAGGTGGCGATGGTTCTAATTCAGTTTTTTCTAGTATCACATCCACAGGTGGCGGTGGTGGTGGAGGAGCCTTTAGTGGCGCTCAACCAACATCTAACTGCCCCGGTAATCCAGGTGGATCTGGCGGAGGCGGTGGAGTTAAATTAAATGCTCCTGACTCTTCTCCAGGTGGATCTGGTAATTCACCTCCTGTAAGTCCTCCTCAAGGTAATGATGGTGGAACATGTCCTCAAGGTGGATCTAGTAGATCAGGAGGCGGTGGTGGTGGTGCTGGTGGCGCAGGCGGTGCTGGTGCTTCAAATCCAGGCCTTGCCGGTCCAAGTGGTGCTGGTGCTTCGTCAAGTATAGACGGTTCTTCAACAGCACGAGCTGGTGGTGGTTCTGGTGGTGGTCACAGTTCAGGAGCAGTTGTTGGTGCCGGTCCAGGTGGCGGTGGCACAGGAGGTGGTGGTTCTACTAACGCAACATCAGGGACAGCTAATACTGGCGGCGGCGGCGGTGGAGGAGGTTCAGCTCCCACACAACAATCAAGTGGCGCAGGCGGTTCAGGTAAAGTAATAATAAGGTATAAATTTCAATAGGTAACACATGGCTCATTTTGCAAAATTATCAGAAGAAAACGATGTTCTAGGAGTAGAAGTAGTTGCGGATGCTAATACAACTAATGATCAAAACGTAGAGGATGAGGCAACAGGGGTTGCTTTTTTAACTAATATTCACGGTTGGTCTTTATGGAAAAAATGTTCTTACAACACGAGACAAGGCAAACATTGGCAAGCAGATGGCACAGAGTCTTCAGATCAGTCTAAGGCATTACGAAAAAACTATCCAGCGGTCGGTTGGAAATATGATGTCAGTGGAGATGGTTTTTATAATCCAGATAAGCCATACGACTCTTGGGTTTTGGATTCAACGACTTTTGAATATACAGCACCTGTTCCTTATCCAACAATAACTCATTATGATGATGGTGCTGAGCTATACATAATTACATGGGATGAAAGTAATGTAAGATGGACAGCAGTTGACACAGAAGATCCTCAAGGTAGTTTTAATTGGGATGCAACAAACTTAAATTGGGTAGCCGTTTAATTTAAATGTTTAATAAAGTCTCTTTAACAGAGCAAAATATTATTACCGCAAAGGTATCTAAAGTAGTGCCAGTTAACTACGATAAAATTAATCTTATTTCTTTAGAAAATTACTACTATAAAAATTTTCAAAATACTTCAGAGTGGAGTTATCTAAAAGACTATATTAATATTGATGATGACAAAAACGTAACATGGATTGGAGATTTTATTCGTGATCATTATAGACTTAAATTTAAAAGAATACCTGTTTTAACTAACAAAGCAGCAATTGTAATACCTCAAGGTCATCAGATTAATTATCATCATCATATAGATGAGTATGATTTAGAAAATAACTCCTCTGACATATCTGTTATTGTAACATGTAAAACAGGTGAAAAACCAAGCTTTATTAATTTTGAATACGAGCAGGGTAGAAAAAGACACATGAAATATAAACAAGAACTTAAAGAAAAAGAGGTTGTTATATTTAATTCAGAATTAAGACATGCTTTTACTAAAAACCTTAATCACGAACCTACTATTCTTTTATCTTTTAAGTTTCAATTAATTTGATATATTTATCAAAATTTAAGAAATGAATTTAGAGAATTATTTTTACGTGGTCTCACAAGGATTGCCTTCTAGGCTTTGTGATGATTTAATAAACTATGGCGAACAAAAAACTCAAGAAATAGCTAAAACAGGAGATCAAAATGAAACTCCAAAAAGCAAACAAGATTTTGCCAAATTATATAAAACTAGAAATTCTTCTGTCTGTTGGTTAAATGAACCATGGATTTACAACGCTATAATTCCTTTTGTTAATCAAGCTAATCAACAAGCTGGTTGGAATTTTCAGTGGGAGAGATCAGAGGCTTGTCAATGGACAAAGTATGGGGAAACTCAACACTATACTTGGCACGTAGATCAATTTAAAAAACCTATTGATAGAATAGGAGATCCTTTTCATGGTCTAATTAGAAAGTTATCTGTAACAGTATCACTAGCTGAGGGCGATACATATGAGGGTGGTGATTTAGAATTTGATTTGAGAAACAACGGAGATAGTGCACCAAATATAATCAAATCATTAGACGCTAGGAAAAAAGGATCTATCATTGTTTTTCCCTCTTTTATTTGGCATCGTGTTGCTCCTGTATTAAAGGGCACACGTTATTCATTAGTAATTTGGAATTGTGGTAAACCATATGTTTAAAGGAGAACTATGAAAAAACAAAAAGTAAAAAAACAAGAAAATGTATTTCAAAAAAATAACTACGATGTAGTTAGAAACGTAATCACTCCTGAAGAGTGTTCTTTCATTTATCAGTATTTTCAAAATAAAAGAGCTGTTGCACAAACTTTGATAGAGTCAAAGTTTTTATCTCCTTTTGATGAAACATGGGGATCATGGAGAGATGCACAAATACCCAATACCTATTCTCATTATGCAGATGTGGCCATGGAAACTTTAATGTCTAGGACATTACCATTAATGAAAAAAGCAACAGGTCTTGAATTAATACCTTGTTATACTTATGCTAGAATTTATAAATATGGAGACGAATTACATAGACATAAAGATAGACCTTCGTGTGAAATATCTGGAACTATGAATTTAGGTGGAGATGCTTGGCCTATAAAGTTAGAACCTTCAGGAGAAACTGGTCTTGAGGGAGTGACAGTTGATCTTAATCCAGGCGACATGTTGATATACAGGGGAACTCATGTCGAACATTGGAGAGAGCCATTTCAAGGGTATGACTGCGGACAAGTATTTATGCACTACAATGATTTAAATGGTCCTTTTGGAGACACAAACTTAAATGATAAAAGACCTATGTTAGGATTACCGGGATGGTTTAAGAATGATTAAACCAGAAGAATTAAAAGATAATTATTTTAAAATATATTTAGGAATGCCAATGTATGGCGGTATGGTTTCAGAAGCCACTGTTCATGGTTTATTAGAATTACAACAATGGAGCATGGCAAAAAAAGTTGGTTTAAGATTTCAGTCTATGGGTAATGAAAGTTTAATTACACGAGCTCGAAATACTATTGTGTCTATGATGATGGATGAAAAAGATTATGTGGCTACACATTTGTTATTTGTAGACGCTGATATAGGTTTTACTTGGAAAAATATTGAACGATTATTATGTGCTGACAAAGATATAGCTTGTGGCATTTATCCTAGAAAACATCTTTACTTAGAAAAAATGAAAGAAATA